TAAGACCGAATAATTTCATTAAGGTACGAGAGGGAAAGTATCACTAACAAACAAAACAATGAAACTGGGGGAGATAATTGATAGAAGTAATAGAGACATACAGGGAAGAAGCACTACAGGGCCAGGATCTTATTGATTTCCTACCGGATATTTACCCAAGGGATATTAATATATTATCGAGATGGAAGATGTACTTTCAAGATAGAGGCATACCTTATCGCATTACACAAGGTTTAGCTCCGTATGGCGGAGGTAGATCACGAAGGCAGTACAAATTATGGAAGATAGACCAAAGGTTAGGTCCTGTGGAGGTCATAAAATTAAGTAAAGACCGAGAAGCGACGGGAGTAAAGTGGTTCTGTGATACAAATTAATATGTTGACATTCTATTTATATTGTTTTATATTATGTCAAACTTGATGTATGTCAAAAAAAGCATAAAACATGAAAAAAAAGATACAAAAAAGGAAATGATACTATGACTACAATAGAAGATGAAATTAAAATTATATTACTTAATAAAATTAAAGATGCTGACCTCATACAAGACAGAATAGCTTACATTGATGCTTTTAAGTTATTCATGGAAGCCGTTAAAATAGAGAAAGCTATAAATATCTACTGCGAGTTAGATCAACAATAAGTAGGTTGTAAGATATGATTTCAAGCAATAGTGTAATACATCACAGAAACCGACAAGTCAGTCGGTCAATAGACATAGAGTGTTGCAAAATTGCAACTATACTACTTTTATGTATCTATCTAAGATTATTACATATCCCTGCCCAGTGTCTGATAACGGATGTTATGGTAACCTGAATAATCACTTAATATGGTAAATAATTATAATTACAACACTGTTAGAATTGATTGAGGGTAATGCATGTATCAGATATGATACACATAATATGGTACATGGAGCAGCGCAAAGGGGTGCTTGGGGGGTGTACGCCCTCTGTTTGTATGTTATATGTACCCTAAATACTTCTCCCCCGAAAAACTTTTTCCGGATATAAATGGCTACCGTCAAATACAACATAGAACCTGACTGGTATAATATTAAACAAGCATATGAACATGATGAAACCCTGTCTGTCCGTGCTATTGCTAAGAAGTATAAGGTTACCCCTGAAAGGATTTACCGCAGGGTTAAAAGGGATGAATGGCAAAAACCACTTGCTCGTGTGGTTTCTCCTGTAATACATGGGGATAAAAGCGTAACCGACTTTGTTAAAGAGTTTATCACACGTATACTGAAAGAAACCGAATCCACTACGCAGGTTTCCGAATGGTATAAGGATAATCGGGCTATGCTTTTTAGGCGCAGTCAGATCAACGATCTTGCCCTTATCGAAGCCATTAAGCAGTCCGTTACAAAAGCGGAAATGAAGAAATGGACTCCGCAGGTTAAAGCCAAATGGATAGAGGTGTTAAACAAGAACCTGTCTACGCGGTACGGTGAAGAACGGTTAGAAGAAGGGGAAAGTACGGAGAATGTGTCTGTTATCTATAAACATATCTTAAAAATGCAAGAAAGGGATGCTATTGCAAGAAGCGGAGCTTAAAGAAGCCGAGGGACAATTACGAAAAGAGAATGCTCTTTTTTTTCTTGAGATGCACGAAGGGCAGGAGAAGTTCATACGTTGTAAAAACAGGAATAACCTTACACCGAAAAGAAGGCTTGCCGAATCTGGAAATAAGTGGGGTAAAACAGAGATAGGACTTGCCGAAGATATTGCCCATTCCATCGGGTATCGTCCCTGGCTTAATGAAAACGATCCTGATTATAAAATAGACGTTAAAGTGCCAAACCAAGGGTTGGTCGGGTGCGAAACAATGTCGCATTCGGTTCCTGAAAAAATAGAACCCACACTTAAACGCCTTATTCCTAAGCTCTGTAAATACAGGCCTAAGAAAAATCCGCAAGGGTATTGGTCTGCGATTACCATAGAAAGGGGGCCTAAAGGGGAAGATTGTGGGAGTAAAATCCATATACGTTCTTACGATCAGGAAGCTACCACATATGAGGGCATAGACTACGATTGGGAACATTGGGATGAACCTCCCCCAAAAAACATTCTTCAAGCCGCTGAACGTGGAAAAGTGACCACTAATGCACCCTCCTGGTTTACCATGACCCCGTTGAAAGAGGCATATATTTACGATGAATATAGCCTGAAGGCAAAAAACAACGGGGGAGATGATGATGAGATTTACGTTCTCAGGGGGGAGATGTGGGAAAATTGCAGGGATTGGTGTTACAAGTGCAGACTCGATATTCCTAAAAATACCGATGCACGTATAATAAACAGGTGTCCTCATTGTAACAGAATATTAGGGTTTATCTCTAAATCCGGCATGGAGGAATATCTTAAAACTCTCGACCCTGAAGAACGGGAAGCACGGGAAAAGGGGTTATGGAAACATCTCTCCGGTCTTGTTTATAAATCATTAGATAGGGATGTTCATGTTTATCCTGATTTCCGGATTCCAAAAGATTGGATGAGGATAGAGGGCATAGACCCGCACGATGCAAAACCGACCTGTTATCTGTTCGGTGCGGTGTCCCCGGAAGAAATCAACATATTTGATCATGTCAGGAACAGGATTTATTTTTATGACTACCTTTTACTTAAAGATGATCTTGATACTATAGTCAGGAATATACGGGTAAAAAGGGAAACCAACGGATATTCAAAGGCCAAGTGGATTGTCATGGATGGAAAATACGGCGCACGGGAAGAAATGGAGAGCAAGACATGGGAGGATGAGCTAAGAAGACGAGGGCTTGGTTATATCATCCTTTCCAAATCACGGCAGGGGGATGTGGAACTTGGCCATAAGATTGTAAGGGAATATCTAAATCCTCATTATTCCATACTCACAGGAGAATCACGGCCTGGGATGCTCTTTGCAAGGGATGGGTGCGGCGGAGAAGGCGGTCCCATTCACCATATGTTCAATTACCAGTACAAGGAAGGGCAGGACAGGCCGGATGATAAACAGTTTAAAGATTTCCCCGATATTATCAGGTATATAGCCCTTGAAGAACCAGTATATCAAAGTCCGGAGAATGAAATTTTATTAGTGGAACAATTAAAGAAACGAAAAGAAGAGATATATCGGACAAGGAGAATGTAAGTGGCAAAACCGACAGACAACGAAATAAGTGACCTTAAATGGCTGTTAGACCGTCTAAAAATTGCGGAGGATTATTGCAGGCCGTATTTTGAGAAGGCGCAAAGATATTATAAGCTCTACCGTTTTGCATCTTCCGTAAGAGAAGCAGACTGGCCTTATGTCAATAGAGTGCGGTCGAGGGATATTCTTGCCTTTGTCGAGGACACTACAGCCCTGATGGTTCAAACCCTTTTTGCCACTATGCCATTTTTCTCCATGATACCTCGTGAAACAAGCCTTTTAAAAGTAAATTATGAAAACATAGATCCCCTTCTGATAGGTGACCAACTTGAAAAATGTGTTGATTATCAGGTATCCCATGAAGGTACGGAATTTTTTGAGGAAATGGTGGATTTCTTTAAAGGCGGTGCTATGCTTGGCAACTCATATGAGGGCGTGTATCCCAAATTTACCACCAATGGCGATTACCTGCGGCCATTACTTAGGACAAGTGATTTCTGGGATGTCCTACCTATTCCGGGACCAAGCCGTCTGTCACGTTCCAGGGGTGTTTTTATACGGGAATTTACCACTATAGAAGATCTTATGGGAGAACAAGATAAAGGTGTATACAGGAATGTGCAGAATATAAAATCCATTGAAGGCAGTGGATCTGATCCCGAGAAAAACTGGCATAAAACATTACTTCAGCAAGTTGGATTTGCTGATTATGAACCAGAAAAAAATGAAATCGAAATTTTTCATTATTTCAGCGGTGGACATATTATCAGTTTTGCGGACAGAAAAGTCATTCTCCGTGACAGCAGGAAGAAAGAGCGCGGGGAGATTATCAAACCCTATCCATATGATATGCCTGTTGTGCAATATAAGTATATGCCCATTCCCCTTGAATTTTTCGCAATGGGTATTCCAGAGGTATTAGAGGTTTTACAGGAAGATAAGAACCTTATCAGGTCTGCACGAAGGGATAACATAGACCATGTTATCAATAAGATTGTAAAGGCCCGGTTGAATGCCGATATAAACTTTGATCTCATTAAATACTATCCTGGTGCAATCTGGCCTTTGCAAAATTTGAGCGATATAGAGGTACTCGATACAGGAGATGTAACGCAATCATCCTATCATGAGGAAGGGCTTATTCAAAATGACATGGAGAACGCCCTTTCTTTCTTCGGGTATGCACGGGGACAGACACCAGCCCACAGCGAACAACCAACCACGGTTATGAAGCTACAGCAGGCATCCCTCAATAGGCTCGATCTTGCCGTTAAAATGGCAGAGTTCACCACACTTCAAAACATTGCATCCCGCATTATTCTTCTTACCAGACGGTTCATGTCGCAGGGTGATTATGAATCCATTGTGGGTGCGAAAGATGCCGGATTTTATAGGCTTACAGAAGAAGATATACGGCGTTTCTGGTATGTTAAGCCGGTGGGTAGTTCAATTACTCACATTAAAGAGATCAGACAGCAGCAAATTGGGTTTGCGCTTGAAATTCTTGGTAAGATACCACCTCAAATGGCGCAGGAAAACAAAACTCCATTTACGGTCGACTGGTATGAGGCACTCAAGACGGCTCTTGATTCTGTGGATATAAAAAATGTGGAAAGAATTTTAGTTAAATTAAAACAGGAACAGCCGGGGATACCACAAGGAGGGATGCCTATGATGCCAGGTATGGATGAGATTATGGGACTCGCAGGCGTGTCATATGGTGGGGGACAGTGAAATACTTTCAATTTTTTGTTGAATATAAGGTGTACGGGTTTCCCACTATAATAATGATAGTACCAACAACGGTGAGTTTTAACTGATGAATATACCTAA